GAACCTTGCACACGCCCGCACCAGGTGTCTCCACCCAGATTTAGTTGCAAGGATGTTGTCTCGGCCTCCCTCATAGTGGAACTCTATAATAGTATTTGTTTTTGTGTCGATTGTGCTTCCTCCTGGGGGGTTCCCGGTCCACCACAGCTCGTATGCTTATGGCAGTGCCTGCGCCAACAGTGCCGGTTGCCACCTAACCCCCAGGCCATACACACTAAAGACTTTTTGCTACTAACGATAACCACAACAAGGGTCGCCAGGGCAACACACCACCTGGATGCTCAAACAGAGCTCCCAGTTAGGCCCTCAAGTTGCAAGACTCCATAGCGATAGGCTCGTGCGACTGTGGAGGTGGCTGGTGCACCATCTACGGCGTAGAGCCAAGCACCTTGCCATGAGCGGTCAAGGGCATCGACTGATCCTACGTCCATAGTGGCATTGCAATCAAACATCCTCCTACGCGGCGGTTCAGTGAGAGCCCAAGAGAACTGTTGCCAAATGGGGTAAGTCCTGCAGTTATTAATACCGCGAATGAGAGCGATACGTTCTGCAGTTGTACCATTATGCCAGGCAACAAAAATCTCCGGGTTATCTATAAAGGCCGTGTAAACAATACCAGAGGTACTCATGGACACCTGTGGAACATAGTGAAACATGGTACCTGGAAGGTATTTGAACAGATTGTAGAGGCCCGCAACTGTGGAAAAACCATTAGAAATGGAATAATCAATACTCGCTGTCATGAGAGCTGCTCCTGACAGTTGACCAGAACCATTCGTGGCGGTGATCTCAGTGAACACATTGCCTCGAATGATGGTATTCTGTCCGAGCCTACCTTTGACACGAGAGCGGATTTGTCTTGGAACATTTAATGCCTCACGGGGGTCTCGCACCCTCTTATTTGCAGACCTTCTCGTCATCCCAAGAGCTTGGTTGTTAATTCTGTGATAACTTGGCGGTTATCGGCCCCCCAGACGCTAGCATCGAAATAAGCCTCCAATTCCAGCTGGGCGTCAGGAGTTATGCCTGTTGATTGCCAGAATGAAAACCGACCGTAATCATCGGGGCTGGTTGCTGGACAGACTGCATTGCGGGCACCGGTGTAGTAGAAACTGTACTCGTTGATGTCACTTTGGGAATAACCACCAGTAACACCAAAGCGTACGAGCATCCGGTAAAACGCACCCATCACCGGCACATCAGCTGATGTAGCCAAACCGCAGTTCCCAACGTCCATTAGCCTACGACGGTATTCATCCTGTCGATGACCAAGGTTAACAACCAGCAGGTCTTTTTGGAGAGCCCTCTTGACATCCCGGACCATGCGCCACACACCATTAGAGCACACAGGTCTGGTCTGACAAAACTCAATCTCCTCAAATTCCTTAACTGGTTCCTCCAAGGTCAACTTGAATCCGAATTCTCGAAAATAGGCAGCGATGTCACCAAGCCTATTGAGATTCCGTTCCTCAAGTATTAGCAAGCAATCATCACCATTATTCACAAACTCAATTGGGAACCCCTTACCATCAATGTAGGATTTGCACATCAGGCACATGAGAAACTTGTTTCCCATGGCAGTGTTCATGTCACCTGATGCGCGACCTCCTTCCTTTCGGTAGGTGAACTCCCCGTCGGCAGCTCTAGCCCGTCCAACATTGTTAATCTGCCAGGACAACAGCCTATCAAGCTGTTTACTCTTAAACACCCGGGCATACAATCCGTGTTCAAACTTAAGAGCCTGGACAGACACATGCTGGTCAAAGCGTGAAGCGTCGACGCCAACACACACTGGATGTTTGAACCGTTCCCATTTCTCCCGGATCAAACGAGCACTGGTGAAGGAATTGTATGATGAAAATATGGTGGGGGCACCGAACAACTCGTCAATTGCCTCATACAACACATGCTCAAAATTCTTGAGATATCTCCCAACCTCAACGTTATAGCGTGGATCCCTTGGTTGAATCACGCGCGGGACCGGATCAGGCTTAACGCTGAGGTTGAGTTTCTCACTCTTGACGAAGGTCTTCAGGATAGCGTCGGGTGGGGAAACACTCTTAACAAGCAGTGAATCCACCGCGCGCAAATACAGTGACTGCCGGGGTCCCCTGTACAGCATAGCAAATGAATGCCGAGTGACAGGGGATTGGTGGCCACAAATCTGCACGAGGTGCTTGCGGTACGACGCACACCTGGCCTCAAAGATACCCTTTACGGGCTGCACCGGGAGAGTGCACTTACGATCCGTGTAGAGGACTCTCTCTCCAACACCCCGCAAAAGGTTATGGAGTGAGTTGTTATGGGTTCCCATGACGTCTCCAGCAAGATATGAACCCATTGACATAATCTTGCGTGTTGTGGTCCCAGTGAGCCTCCGGGGTTCCAATCCGGGGTACGTTGATGGCTCAGTATCGTACCCCTCCCCGTTCACTGGGCCCCACTATGCAACCGTTCGGGGGGCTGGGTTGCCCCCCAAGCGGTCCAATAGTGTCTTGCGCCTTGCCCTCTCCTCTGAGTGTTTCATGGCACGGTTGACCAGATCACGGTCGGATGGAATAAGTGCAGCTTCAACCGCAAAGTCCAGGTTTTCCACGATGTGACGGGCTATGACACCATGCTCACGGCATATGTCGTAACCGTACTTCCGTAGAACCAACCTGTTCGCTGCGGTGTCAGCGACCGTTCCAAACTTGGCCTTGATCTGGCGTATGAGATACTTCCGAAATAGACCACGACAATGGCGTCGAACGCGACGTTTCGGGGCCTCTGTCTTAGAATACTCAAGCTGCTCACTAGCAACATCCAAGAAATGATTGATGGCTAAGTCCTCACCATCATCGCTTGACATCACCTCACGAACCTCAGCATCAGCTTTCGCAACTAACTCCCTGATCTCTCGCCAATGAGACCACCAACGGTACACGAATACCCCAGCGGAGACGGCAGCAACACCACAAACCAGGGCAACGGTTCGGGTGGCCATCGTTACGGACGATTAACCGGCCGCGCTTTGATTTAGCTAGTG